ATCCAGCAACTCATTCACTTTCAATATCGGATACCCCCAGAGAAAGTTTAATGATCTGCGCAATCTTGTCAACATCTTCATCTGATAGTGGTTTACCATCAAATAGAACCACACGTTCACGAAGATTGGACAAGTCAACAGCACGACCATCAGCAGTAGTGACAATCTCACTTGCAACATTAGGATTATCAGTACGACCTAATAGATAATCAGTCGAAACATTAAAATATTCAGCAATTTCTTGAAGTCGCTCAGAGTTAGGCGCCTTCTTTTTTAATGAATAAAAATAATTTGTACTATAACCCAAAGTTTCTTCTAGTTTTGACAAAGCAATTCCTCGCTTTTTAGCAAGTTCTTTGATTTTTTCAAACGTTGAAAACATTGTTAAATCAACCTTTCTACGCTTAACAAAAAATATTCTAGAAAAAAGTATAGAAAAGTGTTGACAAGCTCTATAAAAAAGTATAGAATATATATTGTAAAGCGAAATATAAAGCGAAAACAAAAGAGAAAAGACAAACTAAAAATAAAAGCTTTGGCGAGCGTTATGATTGGTTTAGAAAGTCCTTTGTTTATGTTTTTCTTATACTTTGATTATAGACTTTAGTCTAGAAAAAGTCAAGAAATTCTATAAAAAAGTTTTCGCTTTGTGTTTCTCTAAAAAAGAAAGGAGTTACACATGAGCACACAACACCAAAAGTGGAACGAACTGGTAAAACAAAAAATGGCTGAACGGAATTGGAATAATGCTGATTTAGCACAAGCAATTGGATTCAAGCGTACATCAAGCGTTATCACAGAATTATTCAACATCGGTAAAGGTTCTGATGATTTGAAACTAAAAATTTCAAAAAAACTAGGAATATCAGAATCATGGGAAAAATTTGAGGAGTAAGAAATGAACAATACAAGACAAGATAATGATGTCATCAAAAAAATTATTGAGGAACATTTTGAAAATATGGTTGATGATATTTTAGAACACACAGAGACCTACTATGAAGCTTTGGGTGCTGTTTCTTGCATTAAGGTGAGCAATGTTCCAAACCTGCGTTACCTAACTGATTGTTTAGGGAAAGCTATCAGAAATCGTGCTATGCGACAAAAAACATCTAATCATAACTAGATTTAGAAAGGAACATTATGAACGAAATTTTTAATTTTCACGGGCAGGAAGTCCGCACTATGACAATCAATGATGAACCTTGGTTCGTTGGTAAAGATGTAGCTGATATCTTAGGATATAGCAAAGCTAGAAACGCAATCGCTCTTCATGTTGATGAAGATGACGCCCTAAAACAGGGCCTCACAGATAATCTTGGAAGAACACAAGAAACAATCATAATCAACGAATCAGGATTATACTCGCTTATCCTATCAAGCAAATTGCCGCAGGCAAAAGAATTCAAGCGCTGGGTGACATCAGAAGTCCTTCCAGCTATTAGAAGACAAGGTGGTTTCATCCGTGAGGATTTAGACGAAGATGCCTTCATTGCTCTATTCACTGGCCAAAAGAAATTGCGTGAGCAACAAGCTAGCATGATTGAAGATATTGACTATCTCAAGAATGAACAACCAATTCACCCAAGCTATGCTCAGTCTCTATTGAAGAAGCGCAAGGCACGAGTGGTTGCTTGCCTTGGTGGAATTGACAGCCCAGCTTATGCAGATAAGGCATTCGCTCAATCGGTCTTCAGACAAGCTGAAATTGATTTAAAGGATCATTTCAACATCAGTCGCTATGACTTACTGCCAAAGAAATTCGCAGAAGCAGCACTTGCATACTGGATGACTTGGGAACCAAGTACCAACACCAAAATGAAAATCATGAAATTGAATGCGTATAGCGCATAAAAAAAGCACCTGACGGTAATCAGGCACTTACTAAAATAACTACTTAGATTATATCACAGAAGGGAAATAAAATCCATGCCTAAAGCAGAAATCACTTATAAGCCAGTCGGTGTAAATGAGAAAGCTACACATGGCGATTATAAACATCTTTGTCAAATGTGGGAAGGACTAACTCCAGGAACTGCTAAAGTCTGGGCAACTGAGATGAGAGAACACCCAGATTTTAAACAATTCATTGATAATCCAACACATAAAATTGTATTCATCAATTATGAAGGTTTTCGCCTTTTCGTGAAATGGAAAAGCAGAAATCGATACCGTTCAAAAAAAGAGTCACTAGCAGAGATGTTAGAAAATCTAAAAAAAGAAAAACAATTTGGAGTTC